ATGAGGAGATAACATGAAACTAACTAAGCTACTACAGGATTACCTTTCTTCCTATGATTACAAACAGTTACGTGATGAAACTAAAGTACAATATAAATACTTTGCTAACATCCTAATGAACACAGAGGTAGAAGGCAAGGCACTTTATTTACTTGACTGTGATAAAATTACAACACGTATGGCTAAGACAGCATACAACGAATGGTGCGACAGAGGTATCCACCTAGCTAATCATACTATATCTATCACTCGCATCCTGTTTAATCATGGGGTGCGAGAGGAACTCTGTCAGACTAATCCTTTCGCTATGGTACGTAAGAGAGCCGCTGAGAGGCGTAAGGTTGTCTGGGGTAGGGGTGATGTACAGAAGTTCTTAGACGAAGCCTATGCCGATTTTAGCACCCGTAACATAGGTTTGATAGCACAGATGGCATACGAGTGGTGCCAACGTCTAGTAGATATGCGTCTGCTCACGTGGGACTCTATTGACTTTGATGCACAGACAGTACATGTCAAGCAGACTAAACGTAAGGCAGAAGTATTCTTGCCTGTGTCTGATGAACTACATGAGATGTTAGTACAACAGCATGAGGACTTCGGCTTCCAAGAGTACGTAGCACCAAGACCACGCCCCATCAGGGGTAACTACGAGCCTTATACTATGTACAAGCTACCACTACATGCACGTGAGGTCATGGATGCCGCAGGTTTACCTAAAGAATTACGATTGTCTGACCTACGAAGGACAGGCACAACTGAAATGGTAGATGCAGGTGTCGGTATGGCACAGATAATGTCGGTTACAGGACATGCTAACCCACAATCAGTACAGCCGTACCTAAAAAATACATTGGCTAGTGCAGATAGGGCATTGACCGACAGAAAAATACATGCTATAAGTATCTCCAGTACCGCAAAGGAAAGTGATTAATACATGAATACTATATATAACATTATAAGTGATATGCATATACCTAATGGTAGTACTAAGAGAATTAATTGTCCTAACTGTAATGGGTACAAGACATTCACTGTGACTAATAACATGGGTAATATGATTTGGAATTGCTACAAGATGTCTTGTGGTCTGAAGGGTGGTACACGTGTACACTTGACATCCGAAGACATACGTGCTAGTCTTCGTGGCACTTCCGATAAGAAGGAAGTTAAGTTTGTATTACCTGAGTACGTCGTGCCTCACGGTAATAACAAAGATGTCATACGCTGGACTAACCAATGGCAGATAGATGCTGATGAACTTGGTCTTATGTATGATGTCAAAGAACATCGTGTGGTATTCCCTGTGATACACGATGGTGAGATGGTGGATGCCACAGGGCGTTCACTCTCTGGTCGCTTACCTAAATGGAAGCGGTATGGGAATGGTGGCTTGCCTTATTCGTATGGGTATGGTAGTGTCGCTGTAGTTGTTGAGGACTGCGTGAGTGCTGCGGTTGTTGGTAGTGATGTATTAGTTGGGGTAGCTGTGTTGGGTACGTCACTATCAGAATTACACAAGAGGTATCTCACGCAGTTTTCGACAGCCATTATTGCGCTAGACCCTGACGCACTGACTAAGACCCTAGCGTTTGCAAAAGAATTACGAGGCTACGTGTCTGACGTAAAGGTACTCAGACTAACAGATGACCTCAAGTATCGTAACCCTAACGACTTGACCAACTTACACAGCATAGGAGAATAAGAATGGAACTATCTTTAATACGCAGTCTGATGGACAAGGAGTTCTACACGGAACATCGTGGCGCACGTTGTCCTGACAGATTGTTCAGTGCTGATGCACGTAAGATTAAGCAGACGATTGATACCGCAATGGATAGGTATGAGCGTACTGTAACACCAGATGAGATTGAGGCACTATTCATGTCAAACAATCCAACTATGACTACGGCACAGAAGCAAGCCTACTCTGCTCTGTTCAGTAACATCAAGAGAGAAACACCTATGGGTAGTGACATTGCACAAGAGGTACTGTCTAAACTATTCCAGCAGGTAGTGGGCGAGGACATTGCCAACCTTGGCTTTGACTATGTGAACGGTGACAAGACAACCCTTGAGCCATTACGTAATCTGATGGAGATGTACGGTGATGACTTCACGCCTAACCTGAAGGTAGAGTGGGATGACATCGACATGGAAACTCTGATGTCTAAGGCTGACCTTGAGGCACGTTGGACGTTTAACATCCCTAGCCTCACACGTAAGGTAGAGGGTGTTAACTCAGGTCACTTGATTGAGATTGGTGCCCGACCTAATACAGGTAAGACATCCTTCCATGCGTCACTGATTGCTAGTCCCAAAGGCTTTGCACATCAGGGTGCCAACTGTATCATCCTCTGTAATGAGGAAGGCTACCACCGTGTGGGTGCCCGATACCTGACAGCGGCTACAGGCATGACGATGCAGGAGATTAAGCAGAACCCTGCCAAGGCACGTGAGTTGTATGCACCCGTCAAGGAACGCATCAAGATTAAGGATGCTACTGGTCGGGATATGAATTGGGTAGAAAGCATTTGCAAAGCGTACAAGCCTGATGTAGTATTGCTTGACATGGGTGACAAGTTTGCCAAGGGTGGCTTCGCCAGACAGGATGAGTCACTCAAGGCTAACGCAGTACACGCTAGACAGATTGCCAAAGAGCATGAGTGTGCTGTGTTCTATATGTCTCAGCTATCAGCAGAGGCAGAGGGTAAGGTTCTATTGAACCAGTCGATGATGGAAGGTTCACGTACAGGTAAGGCGGCAGAGGCTGACCTCATGGTACTGATTGCTAAGAACCCTGTCACCGATAGTAAAGAAGAAGAGGATACACAACGTCACTTGAACGTGGTGAAAAACAAATTGTCTGGATGGCATGGTGTTGTACACTGTGAACTAGACTACAAGACAGCGAGGTATCAAGCATGAAGCTAACACTAGACGTAGAGAATACAACGACAGAACGGGATGGCAAGTTACACCTTGACCCATTTGAGGCAGGTAACTCCCTGACTATGGTAGGTATGTTGGATGACCAAGGTAATGAGTATTTAGTTACCTTTGACCACAATGATGTAGAGCCTACACCTGATGGTCACTCTATTGTACAACACAACTTAGACAAGGCCACTGTACTCATCATGCACAATGCGGCGTATGACCTTACTTGGCTATGGGAATCAGGCTTCAAGTATGCTGGCCCTGTATTCGATACAATGCTTGGTGAGTATGTATTACAGCGGGGGCTGAAGGAACCACTATCTCTTGAGGCTTGTGCTGAACGGTATGAGTTGGATACCAAGAAGCAGGACACACTCAAGGAGTACTTCAAGAAGGGCTACTCTACCTGTGAGATACCACACGATGAGTTGGCTGAGTATCTTAGTGCTGACCTACATGCTACACAGCAACTGGCACACAAGCTGATGCTACGCCTTAACAGCGAGGGTGATGCAGGGCTTATGCCTACTGTTACCCTGACTAACGAGGTGGCTGTATGCCTAGCCAAGATATATAGCAGGGGTTTCTCTGTCGATGTAGCCAAGCTAGATGAGGTACGGCAAGAGTTTGAGGCAGAGAAGAAGGAGTTGTTGGATGCTTTACAGTCCCATGTTCGTAGTCTTATGGGTGATACACCTATCAATCTTAATTCACCAGAGCAACTGTCTTGGGTTATCTATTCTCGTAAGGTAGATGACAAGCTACATTGGGCTAACAACATTGACCCTTACATGGATGATGCTACCTTCCGTAGCTTGACTGCTACTAGTACAACACGACTATACAAAACCAAAGCAGAGCAGTGCGGTGATTGCAGTGGCACTGGCTATATAAGAAAGGTAAAGAAAGATGGAAGTCCTTTTGCAAAGCCCAATAGATGCGTGGCATGTAATACTAGCGGTTATAATTTCGTACCTACTAGTGATGTGGCGGGGCTAAAGTTCAAGCCACCATCTGCTAAGTGGGCTAGTGCCAATGGCTTCAGTACGTCTAAGCAGAACCTACTGTTACTACAGAGTTCAGCTAGAGCAAAGGGTATGGACGATGCGGTTGACTTCTTAGGCAAGGTAAGCCGACTGAGTGCCGTTGATACATACCTGTCATCATTCGTAGGGGGCATAGCCAACTACACTAAGAGTGATGGCAAGTTGCACGTTAGCTTATTACAGCATCGCACGTCTACTGGTAGACTGTCAGGTGCTAACCCTAACATGCAGAACATGCCACGGGGTGGTACGTTTCCTGTCAAGAAGGTATTCGTATCACGTTTCAAGGGCGGCAAGGTATTAGAAGCTGACATGGCACAGCTTGAGTTTCGTACAGCCGCCTTCCTTTCACAAGATGGAGTAGCAATTGAAGAAGTATCTACTGGATTTGATGTACACTCATACACCGCTAAAGTTATTACCGATGCTGGTCAGCCTACGAGTAGACAGGATGCGAAGGCGCACACTTTTGCTCCGCTCTACGGGGCGACAGGATACGGCAGAACACCAGCGGAAGCGGCGTACTACGAACACTTCACAGACAAGTACCAAGGGGTTGGGTCTTGGCATTCCCGACTGGCTAAAGAAGCTGTGAACACAAGGAAGATAACCACACCGTCTGGTCGTGAGTTCTCTTTCCCCGATGTGCATCGCAAGGCAAGCGGCAGGGTGTCTCACTTTACGCAGATAAAGAACTACCCTGTTCAGTCATTTGCTACGGCAGATATTGTACCGATTGCTTTGCTTCACATTGATAAACTACTTGACACTATGCAGTCATGTGTGGTAAATACAGTACACGACAGTATAGTTATTGACGTTCACCCTGATGAAGAGAGAAAGGTATTAGACATTATTCATCAGACAAACAATGACTTACCTAATTTGATTACCCTACGTTGGGGTGTGGTGTTCAATGTACCACTACTACTTGAATCAAAGATAGGTGATAATTGGCTTGACACCAAGGACGTAAGCTGATATAACTACGGAACTTTCAACAATACAGGAGTAATAGAATGACACAAATAACAACCATTGATACCAACAACTTTGCTGCTATGGCACAGGCTATGGGTATCGCAAGCGAGGCTAACAAGAAGGAGAAATCAAGTAGCCTACCACGTCTGAGAATCAATCACGCACCTATCATGGGTACGGCAGAAGTTAACGGTAAGAAAGTTAACATGGAAGTAGTACCCGGTGGTACATATAAACTTGAGATTCCAGATGGACCTACGTACTACGCTGAGTCAGTGAAGATACGTACCTTCCTTCAACGGTTCATGTACAAGAAGTTTGTTAAGGGGCATGGCGATACACCTAATCAGTTCGTCAAGACCTTGATGGCAGACAGCCTTAACATTGACCTGAAGGATAACTCAGGTGGATTCAACTGCGGTAAGCCAGCAGGTTACATCCAAGACTTCAAGGCTCTACCTGAGAAGACGCAGGAACTAATCAAGCAGATTAAACGTGTCCGTGTTCTCATGGGTACAGTCGAGTTGATTAACCCTACTGATGACAAGGGCAATCCTGTGGATGTTACTTCTTCTTCCTTCATCTGGGAGATTGATAACCGTGATGCATTCAAGACCTTCGGTGACATCCTAGCTAAACTTGCTAAGATGCAACGACTACCTGTGCAACACAGCATTGAGTCTGGTACAGAAGAACGTAAGCTACCCAATGGTAGTAGCTTCTTCCTGCCTACAGTTACTGTTGATGCCACTAAGACAATCGAACTTAGTGAGGATGACCAGCAATTGTTCAGTGACTTCATGGCATGGGTGGATAACTACAACACGTACATCGTTAACACATGGGCTAAGAAAGCTAATGCTCACATGGAAGATGATGACGTTGATGTAGTAGATGACATCGTTGACATTGACATTGACGAAGAAGAGGTAGCATAATGAACCACCCTGCTGAACTGGCGTTACATCAGTACATGGACAATGCTGTCAAAGGCAAGTCCACTATGGCTGACACTACCATTAAACAGGTAGCTGCAGACATTGAAGATGCACTGTCTCGCCAGTTCGGTAGTGGGAAGAAGCGTGGAGACTTCCGGCTTCGCATGTCTAATGTTGGCAGGTCTACCTGTCAGCTATGGTATGAGAAGAACAAACCGGAAGTCGCTCTTCCTATGCCGACAACATTCATAATGAACATGATGCTCGGGGATATAGTCGAGGCTGTATTCAAGGGCTTACTTAAAGAAGCGGGAGTTAAATATGAAGAGCCGGAACACGTTACTTTGGAATTGGATAATGATGTATCCGTTAATGGAACATATGACATCGTTATTGACGGTGCTGTTGATGACGTTAAATCAGCGTCTAATTGGTCCTATACTAACAAGTTTGAATCGTATGATACACTAGCAAGTGGTGATAGCTTCGGCTATATTGCACAGCTTGCTGGCTATGCGAAGGCCGCTGGTAAGAAAGCTGGTGGCTGGTGGGTAGTGAACAAAGCTAATGGTGCGTTCAAGTATGTACCCGCTACTGGACTTGATGTTGATGCAGAGGTTGCTAAGATACAGGAAGTACACAACACCGTAGAGAAGAATGAGTTCAAGCGGTGTCACGAACCTGAGATAGAAACCTTTCGTGGTAAGCCAACAGGCAACAAGATACTTAGTGTACACTGTGGCTTCTGTTCTTACCGCTTCGATTGTTGGCCTACACTGAAGGAACTACCTGCAGTTATGTCACAAGCAAAGTCTCCTAAGACTATGAACTACGTAGAGTTGGATGAGAAATACAATGCCTCTTGATGCAAAACAGTTTAAGGCGGCACGTAAGTATGGGTATCGGTCAGGCTTAGAGGTCAAACTCTCTGACTATCTTAAAGAAAGAGACGTTGACTTCGGTTACGAATCTGTTAAGATAGAATGGGAAGACCTAGCCTACCGTACCTATACACCAGACTTTGTTCTACCCAACGGCATAATAATTGAGAGTAAGGGGATGTTCACTGCGGCAGATAGACGCAAGCATCTGGCAGTACAGAAGCAACACCCTGACTTGGATATTAGATTTGTCTTTGAAAACAGTAGACGTAAGCTACGCAAAGGTGCTAAGTCTACATACGCTGAGTGGTGCATCAAGTATAACTTCTTATACTATGACCGCATCATCCCAGAAGATTGGTTAAAA